AAAGGAAGAAGCAAAGATGCAGGCCCGCGAACAGGCAATAACCGATGTTGAAAGGATTAGTAATCCGGAGACAGGCTTTGTTACCCAAGTTAAGTATAAGTTTGCCGATAACCCAGTTTATCTTGTAGGTGGTAATCTGGCATTTGGTGAGGATGGCTTTCTGGATCGGGACAATTCAAGCGAGACAGTTTATTATGTCGATGAAACCGGCGAACGAAAGATGGCGCAGGCTGAGGACTTTGATAGCGTTCTGTCCGAGGTTCCTATTGATGATATGATTGTTCAGGCTGAGGCTAACGCTGAACAGGATTTCATCGCTAACGAAGAAGAAAGCCTCCGTTCTCCTGATATTCCTGCACCTGTTCGTGGAGAAACTGTTATGATGGATGGTAGCCGCTATCTAATAGAGGGGGATAATATGGATGATCCAGGTCTAAGTGTAATGGCCATAAAGCTTAATGATGCCGGTGAAATAGATATCGAGAATGGAGATGAACGTCCAATTAGTATTGATGATTATTATAGTCTGAAAGAGTCCGAAATGTGGCAAGATGATATTGTCCCGGCCCCCTTGCAGGAAGAAACCCTGCAAACGGAAGAGACGCCATTGGAATCTGAAGTTATTCAAGAAGAAACGGACCAAGTGTCTGTTCCTGTTGAGGGAGAATCAGTCAAGGAAGAAACACCGGAACAAAGATTACAAAAGGTTCTTGATACCCTTCCCAAGAAGAAGGACGGAAGCATTGACTATAAAAGTATGACACCACAGCAACAGTTTGACTATACCAGTGCTGTTGACTCTCCCGAAGTGGCTATTGAGGATTTGAAAGGCGATGTCGCTGCGAAGAATGAAGAACTTGAAAAAATTAATGCTCGCCTGGCAAAAGCAACCGGAGGTGAACGCGTCGAATTACGTGATCTCATACGATCTAAAAAGAAAGAGCTGGACGAGTTGAATACTTTCTTCCAGAGCGTCGTTCCTGAACAATCAGATACTTCTGAGAGTATGGAGACTTCACAGGTACCGGAAGAAGTGCGTACTGATGAGGATTATATTAGTTGGGTTGCTGATAACTCAGATGATGCCAATGAGGTTCTTGGTGCTTATTCTGCCGCTAAGGACCTGGCCAGCCATGAACAGACATTGAAGCCGTGGCAACGTGAGCTACTTGGTAGAAAGATTAGCACTTCTTCCTTTAATCGTTTCGGAGATCGTAATCAGATAACTGGTGCTTTGGCGAAAGGTTGGTTAAGAAAAGACGGTCAAGAGATAGATGCTATAGCTCAAGAACTGAGTGAAAATGGCTTAGAAGTAACAGAACAGGATATTGTTGATTTCATGCTTACCCATCCTTCGAACCATGTCAGTCAGGTATCAGATACAATGCGCTCTTTATCTTCCAAGTTCAGTGAGATAGCCACCAAAGAAATGGGTATTCCTGTTGGTGGTCCGGAAAGTAACACAGGTCGGTTGTACATCAAACTGAAAGAGGCGGATCAAAAAATAGATAAATTGACAGATAAACAGAAGAATGAAATAGAGGAGGCTTTGTCTGCTGATATGGATGCTTCTGATACGCAGCGCACCGATAGCTATTATGAGGCTTTAGATGATTACATTCAGCAATACGATCAGTTCCGTAATGAGTTTGATGAAGAAGCTGCAGATGAAGCTATAATTCAGTCTATGGAAGAGAATAACCCGGAACTGTATCATGGTGGTTTTACTGCTGATGAATTAGATGACATTTACTCACAAATTGAAAATAACAATGGAACAGAAAGACAGGCAGAGGATAGCCGAGAAAATCAATCTCCGTTATCTGGAGAAGAAGTTAAGCAGCACGGAGAACCCGGAACATCGGAAGTTGCTGCAACAGAGAATAGCGAAGGTGAAGAACAAAATAACGGAGTTATCCCAAATGAACAATTAGAAAACATAGATACGCGGAAGCTATTAAATACAGAACAACCTACAGTCAGTGATTTGTCTGTTGTAGAACCATCTTCTTCTATTCAGGAAAATGGTAACAATACTTTGAACTCTGAGGACAATTCTGTATCTTTGCAAGGTGACAATCAAAAAGTTAACGAAAATGACGAAGTATCTGAATCAATTCCACAAGGAGAGCACGGAACGTTGCTTGAAATATCTGGCGAACAGGAAGAACCGGTCTATCAATTACGACGAAGAATTGAAGAGGCATCAAGAAATGCATCGGAAAGCGAAAGAGGCAGAGGCCACCAGCAAGAAGTAAATCAAATGATCGAGGCACAGGCCAAAGAAAGCGGCTTGTGGACTCCTATACAAAATCTTTCCAACCTCGGTACACCATTCCTTAGCGGAAATGAAAATGATACTTATTTAGATCGAGAAAACGATGCTGTTTACAAGATGAATAACTTGGTAAACAGTAAGAATCTTCCAGAATTATTCAAACGCATTGACCTTCATAATGAGCTTTTTCCGCAGACAAAGTATGAATTAGTTGGTTTTACAGGTTTCGGTAATGGGGGTGCCATTTATCCAATATATAAACAAGAATATATAGATAATGCAGAGTTTGCCACTCCAGAAGAGATTGGTAACTATATGCAGGCTCTTGGCTTCAATAAAACAGGTGAAGCTGAATATTCAAATGGAGACGTTACCATATCAGATCTGCGCCCACGTAATGTATTGAAAGATGCAGAAGGTGATGTTTATGTCATTGACGCTGATTTCAAACGTAATATTCCTACCCCGAAAGAAAACAATCCAGCACAATTTGTTTCTTCCCAACTGGAACCTGGGGAAGATGTATTGGATTATGCCAATAGAATATCAGAGTCTAAGCATTTATTTGATGCTGAACAGGAAGTAGATATTAACCCAACTGAAGCACAGAAGTCAGCCGGTAACTATAAGAAAGGGCATATTAAGATTGATGGGTACGACATTACTATTGAGACCCCGAAAGGTAGTGAACGCTCGGGGGTAGATACTAATGGCCAGCCGTGGAGTGTAACCATGAACAACACCTATGGTTATATCCGTGGTACGGAAGGAGTGGACGGTGATCATATTGACGTATTCTTGTCGGATAATCCGGCTGGTGGTAAAGTATATGTCATTGACCAGATGAATGAAGACGGTTCCTTTGATGAACACAAGGTAATGTATGGCTTCAATTCTGCTTTGGCAGCAAAGAGGGCTTACATGAAGAACTATTCTCCAGGTTGGAAAGGTTTAGGAAAGACTACAGAAGTATCAAAAGAGGTGTTCAATGAGTGGGTGAAATCTTCAAAACGTAAGACGAAACCTTTTGCTGAATACAAGATTGCAAAAGAAAATGTTGATAATATCGCAGAAATACAGTCAGAAGACGTAGTACAAGCCGACACGGTGGAATATGGGGTTTCCAATAAATTGGTGTCTAAGGATAGATACGAAGAATTGAAGAATAAACTTCGTGGAAAGCTTGGACAAATGAATATTGGTTTTGACCCTGAATTGTTTTCCATCGGAGCGGAGATGGCGGCATATCATATTGAAGCTGGTGCCAGGAAATTCGGAGATTTTGCTCAAAGAATGATTGAAGATGTTGGCGATGCCGTTCGTCCATATTTGAAATCTTTCTATGAGGGTGCACGCCAGTTCCCGGGTATGGAAGACTTTCAGAAGGACATGGATGAATACCATGCAGTGAAGGACTTTGATACTGAATCATTTGATAAGGCTGTAGAGCCCATAAATAAAGCTACATTGCCTGCCAAAGAAAGTAAGTCAAATAATAGGAAATCATCTGAGAATACGGTATCTTCGCAAAAGAGTGAAAGTAATAAGCCTGCCGAGATGCAGGATTTGTTTAATCAAAATTTAGAAGATCATGGCGAACAAAGAAACTCCGAAGAGCGAAATCCGGATACGGATAGAAGCATGGGAGGAAAAACACGGGAAGAAGCTGTCAGAACTGAACGGCGAAGAAACGATACAGGCGTGCATGGACATAATGTGCCTGACACGGACAGAAGCGGAAGAATACCTGAGTCAACAGGCCGCGTCGTCTCTTCTGTAAAAGTTCAACGAAATCGAAATAACTATAATTTCGGTGAGAACCACATTGATGTTCCTGCCGGTGATGTTGCCAAATTAAAGGCAAACATTGATGCCATCCGTACACTTAGAGAAGTGGAGAATAGCGGAAAGCCGGCTACGGAACAGCAAAAAGCAAAGTTAGCCCGTTATGTAGGCTGGGGAGGATTGGCTAACGCATTAGATGAAAATAAATTTAAAGCCAGTGAACGTTCTTGGATTGCCGATGCCAACTGGAACGCGAAGTACCTCCCTTACTACAAGCAACTAAAAGAATTACTCTCTCCTGAAGAATTTAGAAGTGCGATCCAATCAACCACTACGTCGCATTATACTCCCGAACCTATAATCCGAAATCTTTGGAACATTGCTACACGCGTAGGGTTTACCGGTGGAATGATAAGTGAACCAGCCATGGGAGTGGGGCATATTCTTGGTTTGATGCCTAAAGGTATTGCCGAAAATTCTCAAATCAGCGGTTTTGAGATTGACAGTTTATCTGGGAGGATAAGTAAAGCATTATATCCAGATGCTAATACAAAGGTACAGGGCTATGAGACGGAGTTTGCTCCACAAAGTAAGGATCTTGTTATTACCAATGTGCCTTTTGGTAAAGATGCTCCTTATGATAAGTTCTTGGATAAGTCGCTTAGGAAAAAGCTTGGTGGGGCATACAATCTTCATAATTATTTTATAGCAAAGGGATTACTTGAACTGAAAGAAAATGGTTTAGGAGTATTTATTACGTCGTCTGCAACTATGGATGGTGCTGACAGCCGGTTCCGTGAATTTGTTACCGGTAATGGTTTTGATATGGTTGGAGCTATACGCTTGCCCAATGATGCTTTCCAAAAAAATGCAGGTACGAGTGTTACGGCTGATATCCTAGTATTCCGTAAGAGAAAAGCAGGTGAGGTGGCTAATGGCGTGAATTATATTTCCACTACTCCTGTGGGAGAGGGTACCTATGAAGAAAAAGGCGAGAAGCGGACGAAACCCATAATGATTAATGAATATTTTGCTGCCCGTCCTGAAATGATGCTGGGAGAAATGATGACGGCATTTGATGCTGGTAGTGGTGGCTTATATAGTGGAGCTTCGCAGACATTAAAGGCTCGGTCTGGTCTGGACTTATCTCAAGCGCTTAGTGAAGCTATCGGAAAGTTACCGGAAAATATTTTGGGAAAGGTAGAGAATAGTGCTGTGGTCAAGGATAAAGAACAAACCACCCAGAAAGATGGAACATTGACCGTTAAAGATGGAAAGATATATGTTGCCATGAGTGGGGTTTTAGAACCAGTTCCCGTAAAAGAAACGTTTACCTACAACGGTAAATTGCAGAAAACGGTAGATGCTGTACAGAGTTACAATGATCTTAAATCCACACTAAAGAAACTTATTGCTGCGGAACAGAGCTTAGATATAGACCCTGAACCTATAAGGAAAGAGCTAAATAAACAGTATGATGCTTTTGCAAAAAAATACGGTACACTCAATCGTAACAAAGCATTAGATAATGTTTTCGTAGAAGACTTTGAACGCTACCTTCCTCTATCATTAGAAAACGTGACGAAAGTACCATCTGCTACAGGTAAATCATCTGTTTACCAAATAACCAAAGGTAAAGGCATTTTGGATAAACGCGTTAGCTATCCTGTGAAAGAACCATCTAAAGCGGATAACTTGCAGGATGCTGTAAACATCAGCCGTTCCTATCGTGGTGCTATAGATATCCCATATATTTCTCAACTAATAGCGAAGAGTGAGGAAGAAGTTATTGATGATATGTTGCATGATGGAGTGGCATACCGTGACCCTTTGACTGGTGACTTAGTAGATAGGGGTACATATCTTTCCGGTAATGTTAAAGAAAAACTGGAAGAGGCGAGAACAGCGGCGGAACGTGACCCGGCTTTTGAAAAGAATGTGGAAGAACTTATCAATGTCCAACCTGAAATGATACGCTTTGGTGATATAAGTTATCGTCTTGGTACACCGTGGATACCTGCTGAGTTCATTGATAAGTTTGCGGAGGATGTCTTAGGGCTTTCGGATACTGGATTGAATTTTGTTTCAGTATTAAATGAATATGTCACAGGCAAATCTATTAGTGTAGCAGATTATGCAAAAGCCGGCATATATAAAACTGACCGGCTTGGAACGATTGATTTGTTTGAAGCTGCATTGAATCAACGGAAACCGAAAGTTTATGATGAGATAAAAAACGGGGAGCAAAAGATACGTGTCGTCAATGAGGCGGAGACACAAGCCGCTGCCGAGAAGGTAATGGAAATCTCTGATAAATTCATTGAATACATTGACGGGCAGAAACCGCTTCATAAAGAATTGGAGAGGATTTACAATGACAAGTATAATAATTTCCGCCTGAAGGAATATGACTTGCCAGCTTTTGAACATTATCCAAATTCTAACACAGGAATAACATTGCGTGCTCACCAGATGAAAGCTGTACAGCGTAGTTTGGGGGAAAGCACTTTGTATGCTCATCAAGTAGGTACAGGCAAAACCTTCACAATGATTACTACGGCGATGGAAATGCGGCGTTTGGGAATTGCCAGAAAACCTATGATTGTTGTTCAAAATGCCACATTGGAAGATTTTGTAAAAGACTTCTATAAACTATATCCAGGTGCTAATGTCTTGGCTCCTGGGAAAGACGAACGAAGTGCAGATAATCGTAGACGTTTATTTAATCTGATTGCAACGGGGGATTTTGATGCGATTATCATTCCTCAATCATTTATGCAATTTATACCGGATGATGAAGGGCGAAAGAAAGAACTCATTCAACAGAAGATAGATGAGTATGAGAGAGTTATTGAAGCGACTGAGAATGAATCTTTGAGGCGCAGATTAGAAAAGGAAGTAGCTGGCCTTAAGGACCAATTTGAGGGAGTTGAGAAACCTAAAAAACGTTCTGTTAAAGATAAGGCCAAGGCTGAGAATCGTATCAAAACAAAAATGGAGCGCCAGCTTGATCGGAGAACTGACGATGTGCTTACCTTTGAGCAAATGGGCATAGATGCATTGTTCATCGATGAGGCTCATAATTATAAGAAAATAGGTTTTGCCAGTAAGATGAGCAATGTTAAAGGTATTGATACCACTGCATCCCAACGTGCAAACAGCTTGTTATTAAAGGCCAAATGGGTTCAGGAGAAGAATAACGGCCGTAATGTAATTCTGGCCACCGGTACTCCTATAACGAATACGATGGCAGAAGTCTGGACTATGATGAATTTTGTTGCTCCTGACATTCTTGAAGCTTATAGCATTCAGACTTTTGATGAATTTGCAACAACATTCGGTACGGTGGAACCTTCTCTTGAGTTTACGGCTACTGGAAACTTCAAAATTGCGGACCGCTTTAAGAGCTATGTAAATGTACCGGAACTGGTGAAAGCTTTCCGTAGTCATGCCGATGTCGTTTTGACGGAAGATGTGGAGGAGTTTAAGGAAAGTAGTAGTATTCCAAAACTCCGGGGCGGGGCGATGACTAATATTGTCATTGATAAAAACGAAGACCTGGAAGACGTAATGCAGGTTCTTATAAGTGAGTTGGAAAGCTTCAGCAAAATGAGTGGCAAAGAGAAAAGAAGAATGAGCGCACTTCCTCTTGTTGTCTTTACTAAAGCAAAACAAGCGGCGATTGATCTCCGATTGCTTAATCCTTCATTTGCGGATAACCCCAATAGTAAGACTAATCAGGTTGTATCAAATGTTGTAAAACTCTATAATGAAAGTAATGCAGATAAAGGGGCACAACTTATTTTCTGTGATAGTTATCAGTCTCCCGGGGAACAGCCCAAAATGGATTTGTTTGACTATGATCCGAATACTCCCCGTTTCAATCTTTATGAGGACATAAAACAAAAACTGATAGTCCAGGGAATACCTGCCAACGAAATTGCTATCATTAATAACTATGATGGTGAACGTCGGAAAGGTTTGTTTGAGAAAGTACGTTCTGGTGATGTTCGTATATTACTTGGCAGTACTGAGAAAATGGGGGTAGGCGTTAATGTTCAGGATCGCCTATATGGTTTGCATCATATTGATGCTCCAGTACGTCCTATGGACTTTGAGCAAAGGAATGGTAGAATCCTTCGGCAAGGCAATAATTATGCTCTGTGGGGCAAACCTGTAAATGTAGTGACCTATGGTGTTCAGGGAACTTTGGATGCTACGGCTTATGACCGCCTGAGAATAAAACAGAACTTCATTAATCAAATGATGAAAGGTAATGTTTCTGGCCGTATTATGGAAGAACAGGATGATGAGGACCCCAGCGGAATGACATTTAACCAGATGGCAGCTACATTGTCTGGTGATAAGACGGCTCAACTTCTATTTGTTGCTGAGAATTTATTAAAGAAACTACGTAATTTAAAACGAAGTGATGCAAACAGTAAGAGTGGCATGGCTGAGAGTATTGAGTATACCAGAAATCGAATTATCCATGATAAAGGTCAGAAGAAAGTATATGAACGTGCTTATAAGACTATAAGTGAGTATTTTCCTGATGGCGTTGAGAATGTTACAGTTGACGGTGAAACTTACACGGAGAAATTTGGACCTGCATTAGAGCCGGTTATTGCCTCTTATGAAGATGCATATAGCCTTAATCGTGGGACAGCGCCTCTGAAGATAATGTTGAATAATAGTAAGGCGGAAGTCATTGTCCATTTCAATGAGGGTAGGATGGTGTATGAACTGTATGCTGGCAATGAACATATTGTCGAAGGACGCCAATTCAATGGTGGTAAAGGTTTGATGTCAAGTATTGAGCACCAGTTGAAGGCCGTGGAGAAAAACTTGTCTGATATTGATGAGAAGATAGCTTCCTATGAAAAGAGGGTCCAAGGACTAACGGAAGCAATGAATACTCCGTGGGGACGCGAAGATGAATTAAAAGCTGCTGAAAAGGAAGTTGAGGGCTTGAAAAAACAATTGGAAGAAAAAGCAAAATCAGATAATGACAGTAATAAACGCTATAGAATAGTATATCATGGTGGTGGTGTACAATTTGAAAAATTTGATATAAATAAAGTTGGAACAGGTCAAGGCACACAAGCCTTTGGCTGGGGATTATATTTTACTTCTTCAAAAGATATAGCTAAATGGTATGCTGAAGATTCTGCTTTTCTTAATGCAGAGAAAAGTATGAAGGAAGTAGAAACCTATGATTATGCTCTTGATGCTGATATAGATTATGACAAGGCGAGAACTATGGTCATTGAAGAACATGAAAGGTTCTTAAGGGATGCTGCACGTATCTTTGGTAAAGATAGTAAAGAATGGAAGGATGCAAAAGAGGACTTGGAATTAGCTACTAATACCCGCACCAAGACTGAAATAACAAAAAGTAATAAAAATCTCTATGAAGTATCCTTACCCGACAATATCAAACTATTAGACTGGGATAGAGTATTAGAACCCAATGTCGTAGATCGATTTCTAAATATTGTTACTGACAAATATGGAAAAGACATTGCTGAGGAGGAACGGACTGATATGATGGATACAAATAGTATTTTTGGAGGTGTTCTATATGATTCAGCCATATCTGTTGCCCAAAAGATTGCTAATAGTAATTTGATACCGCAGAATGATATATATAAGGAAGCATCCATGCTTATTAAGGATACAGGTTTTGATGGGATTATATATGATGCTGGTCGGAATTTTGGCAATGCAAAACGCGGAGATAAGAATTACGTGATTTTTGATGAAGAATCGATTTCATTAATAGATAAGATGAGATATCGTATTTCAAACCGTGTATCAAATTTGATTCGCAAAGGAAAAGAGAACAAAATAGTTTCAGCAATCAATGCATTATCTAATGCACTTCATTCCCCGGTAAACATCGTTCGGAGGTTTGACGATTTACCAAGTGATGTCCGTTCAAATGAAAAAATGGTAAAGGGTTGGTCTGATTTGGAAACAGGGGAAATATCCGTTTATCTTCCCAATGCAACAAATGTTGAGGACGTACAGGCTACAGTTTTACATGAGGTTATTGGGCACCGTGGATTAAATGAAGTGTTTGGGGAACAGTATGATGGTTTCATTGATAAGGTTTTTGAAAATACTGTTCCGGCTACGAGAAGAAAGATCATTGAACTTGGAATTAAGCGTGAGTACGATTTTCATTTAGCCACAGAGGAATATCTTGCTGAATTGGCCGAAAAAGGTTTTGAACGTGAAAAAGGTTTCTTGCGAACAATTAAGTCTTTGTTCACAGATATGTTTCATCGAGCTAAAATCAAACTTGGTTTCAGATTGAATGATGGAGATTTACGATATATGCTTTGGAGAACCTATCAATTGAAGACCGAAGGACGCTCGGCAGATTCTTTCGCTAAGGATATGTCCATGCGATATAAATTGAAAGTTGGTAATTACCGAGAGACGCCGGTTCGGAAAAAGTATAGGAGTGATAATGCAACTACTGAGAATGATGTAGCTAAGAATTTGTATGAGAGCCGTACTTTGGACAAGATGTATAAGTATCAAGAAGCGTATCAAGATAGTATGCTGGGGTTGAAAACTCTGCAAGAAGCACTTGAAAAGGAAACAGATAAACCTATTGCAGATTATGAAAATGCTTATATGGCCGAAAATCAATTAAGCAGTAGGAATTCATTTGAACAGGAATTTTATAAAATGAATTTCTTTGATCCGATAATGTCAGAAGTGAACAAACTAATAAAGACTGGGGTAGAGTATGACGATATATTGGATTATTTGAAAGCTAAACATGGTCTTGAAAGAAATGAAGAATTTGCCAAACGTGCTGCGGAGAAAGCAAAGGAGCCATTTCTTGAAAAGCTTAATGATTTGGAAAAACTTTTGGCCAATGGTGGTATTGATGGGTTAACTTTTGATGAGGAGCGAGATAATTTAAAGTCCGAGATGGAAGAAGCTGCAGAGGATGCATATTTTGAGGCTCGTGGAAAAGACTTCTCCGGCTTGTCTTCTCTTACTGGTGAGAAAGAGAATTTTACTACTGAGGCTGAGAAGTTAGTATCCACTTTTGAAGAAGCTAATGATACTACTGTTCTTTGGGAAAAGATTAATGCTGCAACAAAAGAAAGTCTCAAAAAGACCTATGAGTGCGGCTTAATGACAAAAGATGTTTATCAGAAAGTTAGTACTATGTTCAAGTATTATATTCCACTACGAGGCTGGAAAGAGGATACTGCAGCAGATGTTTATGATTATATCATGGAAGAACGTCCAATATTCAATGTACCTGTGAAGAAAATGGAAGGTCGGGTGTCTGAGGCTGACGATCCGCTGGCAACAATAGCTAATATGGCCGAAAGTGCCATCATGCAGGGGAATAGGAATCTTATGAAACAACGATTCCTGGCAATGGTTATTAATCATCCAACAAGCCTTGCTACAGTGAAGCAAATGTGGTATACCTATGATGGGGTGCGAGATGAATGGCAGCAAGCTCTACCTGAGATACCGGAAGACGCAACAGGGGAGGAAGTGGCTGTTTTAGTCGAAGAATTTGAAAGAAGAATGGTAGAGCTTGCAAGAGAAGGACTGGCTCGCAAAGGACGGTTAGAGGTACCATATAGGGCATTGCCCAGAGAACAAAGGCAGCACATGGTCATAGTAAAGAAGGATGGTCTTGAATACACTGTTTATATCAATGGTAATCCAAGGGCGGCACAGGCTATGAATGGTTTGACAAATCCAGATAGTGGTTCCCATAAACTTGTAAACTTGGTTAAGCGCATCAATCGGCAAATGGCTGCAAACTTTACGACCAGAAATCCGGCTTTTGTAATTAGCAATTTGGCAAGAGATGTGATATTTTCCACTTCCGCAATAACTATTAAGGAAGATCATAAGTATTCAAGTCGTTTTAGAAGGAATCTAATTAAAAATGGACTGGGGTTAAGACTTGGAGAATTATTATATAAGTCTGAGAAGAACTCTCTCGACCTGAATAATGAATTGGAACGTTATTTTTCGGAGTTTCTTAAAAATGGTGGAGAAACAGGCTACACGGCGTTACATAGTGTAGAAGAACATCGAAAGATGATAGAGCGTTCAATTATGGATGCTAAAGGCCTTGTCGATTTGGGACGGATATTTGGAGTTAAACCAGGTAAAGTTACCGTACCTACAACAATGGGGATTGTACCTGCTTTCCAGTTTATGGCAAAATGGACTGAGTTTGGTAATAGATGCGCTGAAGATGTAAGTCGTTTCACTACTTATATGACGAGCCGGCAAATGGGACGGAGTATTTCAAGAAGTGTTAGTGATGCAAAAGAAGTTACGGTGAATTTCAATAAAAAAGGAGCTGGTGGCTTGGGCGCTACTACATTTAAGTCTCTTTTCTTATTTTTCAATGCTGCTGTACAAAGTTTGGCTAATTTTGCGAATTTAGCAAAGGCTAATCCAAAGCGTTTTTCTGCTGCAGTTGGCGGATTTACTGCGGCTGGGGTAATATTGCCTATCATAAATAACTTACTCATTGGTATGTTTGGTGGTGATGATGATAAGGACGCCTATGAAAATCTGCCAGAATGGGTAAGGAAGAATAATTTCTGTTTCTGGTTAGGCGGTGATAAGTTCCTTACTATTCCAATACCAATCGAATTGCGTGCTTTTTACGGGGCTGGCGAATTATTCCGTTCTTATATGGAAGGTAAAGGGGATAATCGCAATATTGGAATGGAGTTGATGGGGCAATTTACCGAATTACTGCCAATTAACCCATTTGGTGGTGGAGAATGGAATATTCCCAAAGGCACACCAACGAAAAATATAGTTGGTACTGTTGTTGGCAATCTAATGCCTGATGCTGGTAAACCGGTTTATCAGGTGGCGCAGAATAAAAATTTCTTTGGTAAACCCATTTACAAAGATAATTTCAATGAACTTATGCCAGAATGGACTAAAGCTTATGCCGGCACATCTAAGGCTCTTGTTTCCTCTACCAAATTACTGAATGAAGTAACGGGTGGTGATAAATATGATAGAGGGCTATTAAATATGAATCCGGCAATTCTTGAACATTTCTTTGAAAGCTATTTTGGAGGATTGGGGAAAACCATAAATCAGGTAGGAAAGACAGTTTCAATGATTTGGGACGAAGATGAAAGAATGTGGCGGAGTGTTCCTGTATTAAACCGGTTCTTGAGTGGTGGCGATGAAAGAAATGTTTTCAGTCGTGTAAATGAGGCATACTTTAATTACTTAGGCGAGTATAAGGTCGTTGAGAACAGACTTCGCGGCTATAAAAAAGAAATAAAGACTGGGAATGAACAGTATAGAGCGAAGTTGAAAGAATTGGAGAACTCATCTGAATATGAACGTTACTCGATATTAAAGAAATATCAGAAACGAGTAAAATCATATCAGGATTTGATAAAAGAGGAAACGGATAGGGAGACTCGAAAAGCGTATGAGACTGCCCTGAACCTTCTTAAAACAGAAATAGTGGAAGAACTTCGGAGCGTTAAGTAGCTTTTGTTGTAAATCAACAACTACCTAATGAGTTAACTGTCTTACTTTTGTGAAAAATGTGTTGCTATGAATAAGTTTTTGAATAGAAATGTAAAGCCAGTACGTAAGAAAGATGCTTCTCGTGAACAGAGACGTAACGAGAAGCATCTGGATATTCTGGATGAATTCAGTAAATATTGGGCTTCATTGGATGAGGCTCGTCAAAAGATGCGCCGTAGTGTGATGTACGCTTATGAGGACCAGTGGGGAGATTATATTAAAGACCCGGAAACGGATTTGATGATAAGAGAAGCGGACTTAATCAAAAAGAATGGTAAGGTTCCATTGAAAAACAATATGATTAGTCCCATTCTTAAAAATATTGACGGGCAGTTTCGTAATAATGTAACTCAGTCTATCTGTACAGTTCGAGATCAGAAAGAGGCCAAAATCGGAGAGATGATGAGTATTGCGGTTGAATATGTCCATGATCTTAATGAAATTCGGGAGTTGGACTCTGATAGTCTCAGATTAATGTTATGTGGTGGCTATGTGGGCCAGCGTGTGGAATATGGCTGGAACCCGGCTAAACGGATGAATGATGTTTGGGTTTATGGCTGTAATCCAGCGCGTATGTTTTTCAATACGAATATTGAGGATGTCCGTACCTGGGACTTGAATTGTATCGGTGAAGTGTATGATATGCCACTCGATAAGGTTGTTTCCCTATTTGCTAAAAGCCGGGCTGATAAAGAGTGGATAGAGAACATATATCGTGTGAGCGACACATATCTTACTTATGATGGTTTGCAGGGAAGGGAAACGAAAGATTTAGATTTCTACACCCCATCTCGTCCTGATTTGTGTCGGGTTATCTTTGGGTGGAGGTTGGAGAGCCGAGAGGCATACTTCTGTCATGATACACTGAAAGGTACATTCTACTATATAGGATTGAATGAAAAGAAGGAAATTGATTGGGAGAATCAACGGCGAACGAATGAGGCGCTTGCTCATGGTGTTTTGCCGGAGGACATATTGTTGATCGAATATGAGTATGGCAATGAACAGTATTGGTATTACCGGTACATGTCCCCTTGGGGAGACATTCTTCAAGAAGGCCGGAGCCCTTATTGGCATGGTTCGCATAACTATGCTTTCCATGTATACCCAATGATACAGGGAAAGGTCTTCAATTATGTAGAGGATTTCATAGACCAGCAACGTGCTATCAACCGAACAATGACATTGATTGATTTCATTCGTAGTTCATCTTCCAAAGGTGTATTGATTGTTGATGAATCGGCTTTTGAAAGTATGACTCGCGAAGAAATAATCGACGAATATGTGCGGTATAATGGAGTTCTGTTCTGTAACCTGAAAAACGGTCAGAATCTTAGTAATGTCGTTCAGCAATATAATGGTCAGGCAGCTGTTGCCGGTGATTATGAACTATTGAATTTGCAGTTGAAGCTCATCAATGATATTTCAGGCGTGAATAGTGCTATGCAAGGTAAACAGCCAAGTGCAGGCACAGCCGCAAGTTTGTACGCACAACAAGTTCAGAACTCTTCATTGAATCTGAAAGGAATGTTTGAATCGTTCAATTCATTCCGTAAGAGAAGGGATTATATGGTTATGCAAACCATCCAGCAATATTATACTTCTGCCAGACACATTGATTTGTCTGGGAGGGATTATTCGGAAGAAGCAAAGTACTATGATCCGGATAAAGTTCAGAATGCACAGATTGATTTGAAAATCACTGAGGGCACTAATACTCCATCATTCCAGATGCTACAGAATGACTTCTTGATGCAACTCTTTGAACGGAATGCGATTGATGTCAAGACATTGTTGGAGAATTGCTCTTATCCGTTTGCTACAAAGATACTCGAAGCTATCAAGCGAAACGAGCAGGCTTTAATGAATCAACAGGCAATGGGGGGTGTTCCTGGAGAAATAATGCCGCAAGGCAACGCGCTTATGCAACGTGCCGGAAATGATGCGTTTGCATCTCCTGAAGACGGAATGGTGCAACATGCAGCTTAAATGGAGGCCTCACTAACAATACGTGTCTTTTGGGTTCGCTTAAACTCCCGCCTAATTCGCGGGAGTTGCCATTTGTAGCATACATATACAAGGATGGCTGTTGCCATAAGATAGTCGTCGTGACAACCTTCGGCAGCGCCCATTTCCTTACCATTCTCTTTAAGTTCGTAGGTATCCATCTCAAAGGTCGTAGGTTTGCTACGTTCGATATACAGAAAGTCACGCATAGCAGATTTGAGGAAATTAATGATTGTCGGCTTAGTTTTGGGATTGGTATGGAAACCGTATTTAACCGGTAACCCCTGCTTAATTTGCTCAGGAGATGTGCGAGAATAAAGGTTATCGTAGTACTCTACCACTTCATCCAGTACGTAGTCGAAATTATCTCCTTCGGTTCCTTCTGTTTCAAGTGTGTTGCTTTCAATTACAAGCACGGCATTTCCGTATGCAGCCGCTATCTGTACAGCTTTCCATATCAATAAGTCGTGCTCGATATGTCCATGCCATTCGGCGACAATTTCCGGTAGCCCACCTTCTTCCAGCATTGGGAGCCGGTCAGCCACTTTAATACACGAGAAGTCTGCGGCTTCCGATGTACCACCAATGTCGACACTAACCACATATCGGTCATAATACTTTTCTGTATAGTCGGGAAGTGCCCATACCCACAGGATGTTATTCAGGTCCTTTGTAGGCTCTATGTGCTCAAAACGAATATTAGATAGTGCGTTCTTACCTTTAATATCGTTTGCCACAAATTCGCCATAAAAACAAGGCGGGAGAGTGGCTGTCCGAACTTGTTCGACGTATTTTTGTGGGAATATTCTCCGGCCCGTGCTCTGGAATGCTTCTGCGGCCGTAGACGGATACTCGGAACACATACGCCATTTATCTTTAAATTCCAGCGATTTGTCTCTGTACCAAGCGATAGCTTCTAAAGTTGCACCAATCTCAAACAGCCAGTATTCATATTCGGTCATGGTGGCAATAAACGCATTGTATGTTTTTGGATCGATGCGTTTTGAATATATATCAATCATGAACCAGGGAATGAACACTGGAGTGAAATTGTTACGTCCTTCGACTGCATCCAACCAAGTACGGTGAAAATAGTTACCTACTCCTTTGGCGGTGGATTCCAAAACCTTGATAGTGTAGGGGCCGCTAAGTATTGACCCGAATATGGATTGTACAAGGTCTTCCGGTTTCTTTCCCTTAGTTTCTTTCCATAAACCGACTTCTGTCAAGTGGGCCATTGATATATCTTCTGAACGAAGACTTTCCGGTTTCTCTGCCGAACCTATAGAATATCGGCTATTCGTTGTATTGATGGAACGCGTCTTCTGTGAGCCTTGATATGGATTCGTTTTTAGGCGGATACCGCCCGTTGCCCATGCAGGCATATTGTCGACTGCTTTTTGAAGCATACCAGATACATTCCGGGCTGCGGATTCAATGTGCCCACAGATAGCAGAATTCCAATTGGAACGATGTATAAGCTGTATCCACAACATATAAAGCTGGGTAAGCGTGGAACCGCCCCATTGACGGGCTTTACACAGAATAATGTCGATAGGGGCACCGGCAATGCGAAGCTTTTCCAGTTCTTTTAAATAGTATCTTTGTGCCCGGTTAAGTAAAAATGCTATGTCTTTTCCTTTTCCTTTCGCCGATATCTGAATACATGAATAGGCCCAGTATTCAAAGTCATAATCAATTCGTTCCTGGCAAAAAGATGTCCAAAGCTCATTCCTTATTTTATCCGATATGCCCTGTTTGAGGATGAACTTGATATATCCATTAAATCCAATTTCAATGAGCTTTTGCACAAAACCGGTTTCCGCGAATTGTTCCGGAAGATACATTTCTTCAATAGGACAGTCTTTTATATAGACCTTTTTCCGGGGAATAGATGTTGATCCTTCGCCGGTTATCGGATTATATGGACTTCGTATGATCGCAAGCCGTTCTCTGTTTTTCTGTATTATTTCATTTACGGTCATATATAAACCTCCTGGATAAGAGGCTTACCGCAAATGATATTAGAAAGCTATATACGTGGATAAGCGTATTGATATGTGGAGCGAATAAGCCCGTGGTTAGAAATGACAATGCAAGTAGGAGAATGATTTTCGGCATATAACGTCGTTCAATGCCGGCTGTAATAATGCCTACCATAGATAAGACTATTGCTGAGGCACCAACTGTCGGTTCCTGATAGGTTGCAAAGATTGCTGAGAGAATAGGAATTATAGCCATTATTGGCATAATTATATACAGGTTGAAGTTCCGGAGCCTTCTCCAGTAAAACAAGAATAATGCAGAATTGATACTTAGATGAAAAAAATTAGTGTGGACAAAGCTATAAGTAATATAGTTCCACCATTCGCACCCATTGTATATACCTAATTGCGTAGTGTCGCAATAAAAACTAATGGAGTATATGAATACAAGGAAAATGATAAATATCATCTTATCTGTTCTTTATTGATTTATAAATGATGCCTCTCATTGTATCTATTGCCACGTAGTAAGAAGGCGCTGGCTGTTCTATGATATATTTTAATACGCAATAACCTGGCGCCTTCATTTCTTGTTTGTACTTTAGAAATCTGGCGTATAAGTCTTTATACATACACAATTTATTTTCATTGGAAACTTTGATAGGTTTTCCACGATGCATAAGTGATATAACCCTACGCGCATTATCATAAGTTATGAAAAAACGAGGTGCCTCTTTCTTCATAACTTCCTGAATAATTTCTTCGGTTGAAATATAAGGCATACTTTTTCGTAAGCTTTTCAATGCATCAAAGTATGCTTCTCTTATAGAATTATCTCTTATTTCTCTAAATATATCATCCATTATAATAATGTTTTATGCAAATATAATTAAAGTAATACTTTAAAAGTTGCGATTTTACTAAAAACGCAGCTTTTAGTTGTAAAAACGCAGGTCATGTTTCCCTTTTTAGTGCTTTTTTTGTGCATCAAACAATTTAAGAATTTGCTTATGGAAGATATTAAAGAAAAGAAGGATGAAACGGTGGTTGACAAAACGGAATCAGTTCCGGTCACCGAACAGGTTCAAACTCCAACAAAACGGGATCAGTTAAGGTCACTTCTTACAGACGAAATTCCCGGTTATAATGCAGATGATGATGAGTCTTCGGCTGAAATGTTGATGGGATATATCAACGGAAATAAGGAACAACGCAACAAACTTGCCGAAGCTTTGCAAGAAGATCCTCGTTTGGCCCAGATGCTTGCCGATATTGTAAACAAGAAACGCGGTGCCGGTAATGCAATGGCTCGCTATTTTGGAAAGGATCTGCTAACTGCTGAAGAAGGTACTCCGGAATATGATGATATTCTGGCGGCTGAGGAAGAACGTAAGCAGGAAATGGAGGCGATGGAGGCCAGTAAAAAGGAATACAACGATAACCTTGAAAAGAGTATGCCTATTGTGAAGGGGTGGTGCCAAGAGAAAGGCTATGATATTGAAGAATTTCTTGATAAGGTTTGGACGAATGTTATTTCTCCCATTATGTCAGGAAGTTATTCCCGTGAAATATGCGACTTCTTGGATAAAGGTCTGAATTACGATAAAGACACGCAGGATGCTATGGCCGCCGGTGTTGTGCAGGGACGTAATGAGAATATCAATAAGTTGAAGGAAGAACGTGGGGACGGACTACCTAAAGGGATAACGAGTGTTCCGGGCAATCCTAATAAGCGTAAAAGAAACTCCATTGTTGAGACTGCATTAAATGCTTAATTATTCACTATTATAATTTTTGAGAAATGAAAGTAATTAATTTTTTGAAGAAAGAGAAATGGACGGTACTTTCCGTCATGCTGACGCTTATTTGCGTCTTTGTTGGTGGCGGTGTCCTTATGGCTGATGCTACCGTAATTACCCCTGGCTCAACACCATCTCCAGGTAATGCTGGTGAACCTACTCAATTGCCAGGTAGTCCTACAACTGTTTCCGGAGTGTCGGATGCTACAGGAGGTGTTGGTGGTGGAAATCTTATTCAACCGGATATTGATGATGACATTTTCTTAATTGGTACGGATGAAACCGTCTTGGATGGTATTATGCGTAAAGCCAAGAAGAAAGTTCGCGTTACAGGGTTTGAAGTGGACCACTTTGTTATCGATGAACAGAAATCTTCTGTATTCACTACTGAAGATTATACTTCTGCTGGTGACCAGCAAGCTCCTATCAGTGTCCCTTCGGATGATCGTGGATTATTCCAGGAAAATGGTACGGTGTTGGTGAAAGGAGTCAACGGATATACCGAAGATGGAAAAACGGAAATCAAGGGAGTGGATCTTATGCTGTTTATTACCGGAAAAGATTCGAGTGGTAAACCCATTGTTATGGCAATTAACGGCCCGAAGACGAATGAAGGGGATGCTTATTGCAAAATTCCTTCAATTCCCAAGGGTACAGAAATCGTCATTTTGACGAATGCATGTGCCGAAACTCAGAAGGAAGTTGCTCCTGATGTTGTATTCCCGACCCCTAAACGAGTATATCTACAGAAGACTATCATGAATGAGGTAGTATCTGACTATTTTGATGCTCAAAAGAAACGTATTCCTTTTAACGAAGCTCAAATTGCTGAGGCTATGATTAAGCAACACCGCAGAAAGAATAATCGTTCTTTATGGGTGAGCCATAAGGGCAAATTGATGGTTGATCGTGGCAAAATGGGGCGTCAGTTGGTATATACTACCGAAGGTATTCGTTGGCAATTTAAGCGTGAGTATGAACACATCGGTCCGTGGACATTTGCTGATATTATTGCTTTGGCAAAATTGAAGTTCACAGGTCAGAACTGTTCTAAGGAAGCATGGTGGCTTATGGGACGTGATTTGCTGGAACAAATTCAGAATATTGATTTTACCAAGCATAAGGATATCACAATGACTTCCGATCAGCAATGGGGATTCTCATGTACGAAACTTCACACCGTGTTTGGAGATTTCTATTTGAAACATGAACCGACTTTGGATTATCTGGGGTATTCTTGTAGTGGTGGTATTCTTGATATGTCTGGTATCGTTCGCTATTATATCAAGAACGAAGAAACCAGTTCTGAAAAGATTGAGGGTGAAGAGGCTAAGAGAAAAGCTATTATCTCTATCAACGCTTTGGCGTTGAAAGGTTATTCTCATATCTGGGTCAATGGTGAGGATATTGATGGTGATAATATTCCCGGTGCTTCTGCTATCACTAATTGGAGTAACGCTACTGACGCACCTGAAAATCCGAAGTTGAATGATGTCATTTATTTAACTGTTGCTTGTGCCGGTATTACCGCTTCAAAGGCTGGTGATATTTATCAGTATAATGGTACTTCCTGGGAGAAATATTCGGGTGTAATTTACGCTCAAAACTGATTCTGTGACAATCTAAGGGCGGAGTATTGCTCCGTCCTATAATTTTTATGATATGAAGATTTATAAGAAAAAATACGCAATTTATGGAATGATAGAACAAAGTTGTGTCTTTCCTATGGGTACAGGGCATATCCGTGTTGATTTCCGTCATGGGTCTTTAACGACTGCTGGTATTGTCCCTGCTACATTCACAACCCCAAATCCGGTAATTCAGCAAGCAATTGAAAATTCTCCTAAATTTAAAGCAGGGGTTATCAAAGAGGTAGAATCTGTTTTGATTCGAGATACGGGTACCTTGCAAGTTCAAAGAGGAGGAACTCAGAAGTCTGGTAAGGTTGTTGTGGAAAGTATAGGGCAAAATACTACTTCTGATATATCAGAATCTGGTGAAACAAGTGAAGGTGCTGGGGTGTATCCAGATGTGAAGAATTCGCAGCAAGCGAAAGACATCTTAATGGGTGAGCCTTATAATATCCCTCTTGCTGATCTTGGAAATAAAGCTGCAATACAGGCTAAAGCTGCTGCAATTGGTATTTCATTCCCTAACTGGAAATAATAATGACTGAACAGGAAATCATAAGTAAAGTCAAAGCGATACTCAATGAAATAGGAGAGGAAGAGACTCTTTCTCTCCTATCCGAAGATACGGTCAAAATTGAAGAGTATATAAAAGCGGTTATACCAGATGCTGTAAGTTTGGTACAAATGAATTCTCCTGTTAGATGTGTCAATAAGAAAAATGGTGTTTCTTCTGATGCTATTGTGACCTCGGATAGTGAGGGGAAATGTCTTATACCTGTTCCTGATGATTTTGCCTCTTTGATTGCGATCAAACTTTCTAATTGGAAGAGAACTTGTATTGTAGCTTTTGATTTAAACTCAGAGGAATATAAACGGCAATGCAACTCTTATACAAGGGCTGGGAGTTACAAACCTGTGTGCATAATGGGATATAATAACTCTGGTAATAGAGTACTAATGCTATACTCTGCAAAGTCTGATTCTAAATTAGAAATGTTCGTGTATGAAGCGAAATATACCCTTGGTACAGACTTAGATATTGATCAGAATGAACCTGTATCGCAAGCTATCTGCTATATGGCTGCTAGTTTAGTGTATTCCATCTTTGAGAATAAAGTAACATCTCAAGAGATGAGGAACATTGCAGTCAGTCTTATTCCACAAAAGTAATATGTATCATATAGATGAAGAAAATAGCGACGTTATTTTTGAGGTAAATGGTAATAAGGTTGCCTTGAAAATAGTTTCTTCTCCCGGAGAAGGTGGGGGAGGATCATCTATCTATTTGATAAAAGTAGGGGATACTACAATTCCTACGAATAAAAACACATATTCAGCCTTAAGAATACTGGCTGAGATTGCAAATAACAATGAGATCTTAAAAGATATATTTCTTCGTAAGGACAAAATCGATAGTACTGACTATCTATTGCGTCTATTTGGAGGTTTAGAGGTTGGCGAAGCCATAGACTCACTGATCGCGGGCAAGGGCATAATCGCGGATGATAAAGGGAGGATACAGGCTGACCGCATGGAGTTGCGGTCATCGCTGACCGTTTTAGAGCTTATCTTCAACCGCTTGTCTGCCATGGAGAGTGATTATTCATTTTCCGAATCTGGCACTATTGAGAGCGTAGAACTTCTGGAAGACGGTACCTACCGTTTACCACTTCGTAAACGTTGGGAGAATGATTTCACGGCTTTGGCGGAGAATGATGTTGTCTATGGGGTAGTAAATAACCTCGCTTCAGGTACCGGAGAATATTATACTTCGTGGCTCCGTGTGCTAAATGTGAATACAGTGGCCAATACCATTATTGCCGTCATGTACCCGGATGATGAAGTGCCGGGCGGCAAGAACTATCCGCCGGAACCGCTGATGATTCTTTCTCACCGTGGCAATCCGGTGAATGAGGACCGCCAGGCATACTGGTACTTGTCATCCCGTGAGAAGTGTATCTGTATGCTCGATGGCGTGACAAAGCCCATACTGGAAGAGAATAACTATGCTATTATCATTGGCAAGCTGAAGCAATTATCTCTGTTTGATAATTTGCCGATCAACTACCGTCATAGCTATATCTATTGTCGGGGTATTGCTATTCAGGACTTGTTACGCATAGACTATCAGGGGACACCGGTTCGCTCGGAGAATAATCGGGGCCCGTGGTCGGCAGCGGATGCAGTGAACAACCCTTATCAGTCCACACCGGAAATATTTGATGCAGTCTATCACATTGGCTGCAAATGGATGTGTTTGGTTGCCGGAACCACTCAAGAACCCAAATGGAATGCAACCGACTGGGCGATGATTGAGGGGAACTCAGAACTGACCCTTGTGTTCTCTTCCAATAACGGTTATAACTTCTTTGCCGGCAAGGTTGATGCGGAATTTACCCCTATTGTGTATTGGGGTTACAATGATATCTCTGAGGATGTGTTGCCCGGTGACTGGTCATGGACGCGTGACAGCGGTCAGGTGACGGAAGATAACGCCTGGTCGGTCGCACATGCCAATAACGGGCGGGTATTACACCTGACGAATGAAGACATGCCAAGCAACTGGGGAGCTACGAGAAAAGTGAAATTCACCTGTACGGCATATCTCCGCGATG